CTTCCTCCGCCCACACCGTTAGCAATGCAGCCGCTTCCGAATTATGTGTTAGATGAAGTTGAGCGTTTGTATCGTGACTTTGAGGACATTAGTGGTCAGCATGAGATTAGTAAGGGGACCCCGCCTGCGGGAGTTACCGCTGCTACCGCTATTTCGTTCCTGTCCGAGCAGGACGACGCTAAACTGACGCCACAGGTTCGTGAGTTGGAAGTTGCTATCGAAACTCTTGGGCATCAATCTCTCAGTCTAGTATGTCAATACTGGGATACACCGCGAGTGGTTAAGACTGTAGGAACTGACAACTCGTTCTCGGCTGTTGTTTTTAAGGGCAGCGATCTTCAGGGTAATACAGATGTTCGCGTAGAGGCCGGTTCTGCACTTAGTAACTCCAAGGCAGCCCGTCAAGCGTTCATTATGGACCTCATGAAGATGCAGTTTATTCCGGTGGAGATTGGTCTCGAACTTCTTGAGATGGGTAACGTCGCATCGCTGTACGAACGTGTTAAGTTGGATGAACGTCAAGCAGACCGTGAAAACCTTAAGATGACGACGTTCCCCGAAGAAATGGCTGCACAGTACGTTGATGTTCGTGGTGCATACGAAACTATTGGTGGGGTTGATCCTGAGACCGGTGAAGCAGTAATGCCGCCTCAGCCTCCGTTCCCTGTCAATGATTTCGACGATCACGGTAAGCACATTGACGCGCATAATAGATTCCGCAAGTCGCAGAGTTATGAACAATTGTCTGACACTCAGAAGTTGATTATTGACGAGCACGTTAATGCTCACGTCATGGCACTAGTTGGGGGTGATCCTGCTTCTCAGGTTGGAAGTACTCAGCCACAGCCAGATAGTCCGACGGCGCAAATGGAAAGTGAAGTTTCAGCCGCTCCTGATCCAGAAGCAGAAGGCGCTGCACCACCTGACAACTATTCTGGACCCGAACAGGATTCGGTAACAGGAAGTCAAGTACCGCCTGATGGAGCCTAACCCGATCTTAGAAGAACTTACCTTATTATCTTTAGGACTGTTTTTAGGCATAGTTATGGGTATAGTTTGGTTGTTTGTGTGGGCGCTTCTACGAGCCGCACAGTACCCTTCCCCTACTACGCTAACAGTCTCTCTGTCTCTTTTAACTTTTGTATCTATTGCTGGTGCAATTATCTCTCAAAGTACGGAACTAATCACATTGGCAGCCACAGGCTTAGGGGCACTAGCCGGAGCCGTAAGCAGTCAGTACGATAAAAAAGACCCCCCAACGGACAAAGACGGTAGCCCTCCTAAGGGACCGTGAAAGAGGTTAAAATGAGCGAACCGACAATTTCGGATGCAGGAGATGTTTCTCCCGAAGCACCTGCGACTACCGAAGATACGGCTGTGGCACCCGAGGGTTCCGCAGAAATTAAGACTAACCCTGCTTGGCAGCCCGTACTTGATGTTCTCCCAACTTCGCTTCACGAGATTGTTGCGCCTACTCTAAAGGAGTGGGATCGTGGAGTCAATGAAAAGTTTCGAGAGATTCATTCTCAGTACGAGCCTCTTAAGCAGTACCAGCAGTTTGCTGACAACGGAATGTCGATCGAGGACTTACAGGGCGCTGCTCAGTTAATGGCTCGACTTACAGATGATCCCCGAGCCGTTTATGATGCAATGACCGAGTATTACAAGTTCGGCACCGGGCCTGTGGCTGATGCAATCGAGGCTGACGCTGAAATTGATCCTTATGCTGATCCCAATGCCGCAAAAGTCACAGAACTTGAGCAGCAGATTCAGCAGATGCGCGAACAGTTAGAAGGCCGTGCTCAGCAAGAAACCATGCAAAAAGAAGAACAAGAACTCGAAGAGTCTCTGGCTGCGCTAGAGAAGTCCAAGGGTGCGTTTGATCGTGAATTTGTTTTAACTCAAATGGCGGCTGGCGCTACTGCGGATCAAGCAGTAGACTCCTACATTAGTCTCGTGGAAAAGATTAAGACGGAGGCACGCAAGCCTGCCGCTACTGTAATTGGTGGCGGAAATGGCGCTGTCGCTGCGCCGCCGGATACTAAAAGCATGAAGCCTGAGGATCGTCGTAAGTACATCGCCTCGGTTCTTGGTAGTAATAAGGGATGAAGTTCTGTAACGGGTGTAAGGAAAAGAAACCTCTAAGCGCTTTCTCTAAGAATTCTGCGGAGAAAGATGGAAAACAGTCTAAGTGCAAGCCATGTAGGGCTGAGTTACAGAGGCAGTATCGTACACCTGAAATCAACAGAAATTTCAACCTAAAGAACAACTATGGGATGACCACCGAAATTTATATGCTGCTATACAACTCGCAAGAGGGCTGCTGTAAAATCTGTGGTAAGTTTGGAAACTATCCCGATGGTATTGTTCCAAGGCTTAGTACCTTGTTTGTCGATCACGACTACTCAACAGGAGCCGTTCGCGGACTGTTGTGCAATACTTGCAACACAGCATTAGGGCACTACGAAAAGACTATTCAGCCTAACTTCGAAAGTGTCCAGAACTACTTAGGGCAGGCGTAAGCACCCAACCTTCCTGGTGGAGCCATTGCTGGCAGCCAACTTGGAAGTCTCTTCCTTATAACTCTCATGCCCACGAAAGGGGCGCAGTACAATGCCAGCAACGATGACTACCATTTCGGATTTGCTTAAAGAAGTTTATGAGGATGGCCCGAATGAGCAGATTAACCAGGATGTTGTAACTCTTCGTCGTATTGAGCGTAGTTCAGAAGGTATCACTAATGAAGTCGGTGGACGTTATGTTGCGTTCCCCGTTCACATCTCTCGTAACTCCGGTATTGGTGCGCGTGCGGAAATGGCTGCACTCCCGACTCCTGGTAACCAGGGTCACAAGGGTGCGCGAGTTCCTCTTAAGTACCAGTACGGTGGTATCCAATTAACTGGTCAGACCATTAAGTTGGCTGACTCTAACTACCAGGCTTTCGCCTCCGTTCTCGAAAATGAAATGTCAGGTCTGACTAAGGACCTTGCTAAGAACCTTAACTTCCAGGTTTATGGTGATGGTAAGGGTGGCCGCGCTACTGTTTCGGCAGCCACAGGCCCGCTTGCTACCGCTACTTTTAACAACGCTACGTTTAAGTACATCAACCTCGGTGGTCGCTACTCCATCGTTACTGCTGCTTCCTACGCTGCGGGTTCTGCTTTTACCGCTGCTACGGGTGGTACGGAACTTGTTGTTACTAACCTCAACAAGACCACTGGTGTCGTTACTTTCGCCCAGGGCGACGGTGTGACTCCTGCGGTTCTTACTGTTGCTGTTGGTGACAAGTTGGTCCTGTTTGGTTCGTACCTTCAGGAGTGGAACGGTTTCTCCAACATTGTTTCTGATGCTGGCGTTCTCCACAACATTGATCCGGCAACGGTTCCTGTGTGGAAGGGTGTTGTTTCCAACGGTACTGCTCCCGGTACGCCGGAAGCACTTACTGAGGCTCGTATGATCGGTGTTGTTGATGAGATTCGTCAGAACGGTGGCAAGGCTTCCGTTGCTTTCTGCGACCTCGGCACCCGTCGTGCGTACTTTAATCTCCTCAAGTCTGAGCGTCGTTTCGTAAACACTCAGGAGTTCGAGGGTGGTTTCTCCGGTCTTGCGTTTACTACGGACCAGGGCGACATTCCTGTTGTTGTTGATGTTGATGCTCCTGCTAACAAGATGTACTTTATTGATGAGTCCGAACTGACTCTGTTCCGCGAGGCTGATTTCTCGTGGATGGATCAGGACGGATCTAAGTTCCAGCGTGTTGTGACCTCGGGTGGTGTCGCAGGTAACTACGACGCTTACTACGCCACGATGTTCCAGTACAGCGAGTTGGGTACGCATCGTCGTAACTCTGCCGGTGTGCTGAACGATATTACCGCTGGTTAAGTTTTATCCCGATAGCCCGAGAGGGGTCGGCTGCACTACCCGGTTCGGGTGCAGTCGGCCCCTCTTCTTGTTTAGGAAGGAGCAGCATGGCTTTAACGGTAGCCGATGAAATGCGTAGAGCAATGCTTAACTACGTCACACCTACTTATCCTGAGTTTGCTGAGGCTAGTTTAAACGACCTAAGCCACCGATACTACGAAATGAGAATCGGACAATTAGGATTAAATAGGTCTCTAGCAGACCTTCAGCGAATTTATTGGAACGCAGGCACTACAGAAAGCATTAATGATGCTGAGCGTCGTTTCTATATTACTGCTGGTGGCAGCCCTTTAAAGAGTACTCCTGACTTAGAGTACGAATACTGGAAGGCACAACCGTGACAGCATTATTTGGCGGATACATCGCCGATCCAGAGAGCGGCCACTTTATTAGCGAGCGACACCGCGCTGTGGCTGGTTTGATCCAGGACTGGAATCCTAACTTACAGTTAGTTTGGCTTCCCCCGGACGTCCGAATTAAGGGTGACGAGAACAAAGAGTTTGCAGTAATCATTACAGACCCAGAGCACCACAGGCAAGAAGTTGTCTGCTACGCTTGTCCTGACGAAGTAGATGAGCGCTTGATCGCACGACTGTACGAAATGGATACTAAGCGCACTGACGTTCTTTCTAGGCTAGAATACATCGAGAGGTCACGGAGACTTCTTGACGCTAAACTAGAAATGGATCGTGCAGAGGAACGTGCTGAGATTACACAGACCGTTCTGGCTTCTAATCTCCATACGTACACACTCCCCAATGGCCGCGTTATCCGAAGTTAGGAGGGGATATGAACTCAGACGACATTAAGACCCGAGTGTTTAGGACTTTCGGAGACGAAGCAGGAATCCAGATTCTTCCGGCAGATGTTGATCGTTGGATTAATGATGCTCAGCGAGAGATTGCTACAACTGCTGGACTTCTAGAAACCCAAGCGACTCAGACAGTCAATACTCAGAGTGTCGCGCTTCCGTTAAACTTGCTAGCACTACATGCTGTTAGTCTCAATGGACAGCCTATTGAGCAGGTCAGTTTTCACGAAGGTCAGAATTTAGCAGGACTTAGCGCCGAGTCTGCTGTGGCACCCCAAAGTTACTGGACATTTGGTAGAACTATCTTCCTGTGGCCTGCGCCTTCTGGTGACACTGAATTGACTTTGTTCTACACTCGTGAGCCTACGGCTGTTTCTGAGATCAACACGGTGCTAGACATTCCTATTAACTACCATACTCGAATCTTTGAATACTGCATGAAGCAGGCTTACGAACTTGATGAAAACTTTGAGGCTATGGCACTTAAAGGTGCTGAGTTTGACAAGAACATGCAGACTCAACAGAACCAAGAATCGTGGCAGAGTACCAAGTTGTACCCATTCATTACGCCTGCTTTTGAGGACTAAAAATGAGTGACAAGCAAGAAGTTACTTTAGGCCCGTTTCTTAAGGGAATCGTCTCAGGTGAACTTTTAGATTTAGACGACCCAAACGCTGCTCTTGACATTGTTAATTATGATATCGGTACTGACGGTAGTCTTTTAAGTCGTAGGCCTCTGGTGTCTATCCCTTCTCCTGGTGCTCGTAATAATCCTATTGGTAATTTCATTGCTGCCAATGGTGCTATTTACATTATCTACAATACTTCGGATGGGGTCAAGGCAGTAGCCGCTAATGGTGCTACTTCTTTAATCACAACTAGCAATTCCCATGTAGCCTTACAATACAACGATAAGTTATGGGTTGTTTGCTATAATGGTGCCAGTGGTTCCTGGAACCCCTCCGGGGCATTCGTTGCAGTTTCGGGTATGCCTCTTGGTGTTTCTGCTGTTATCAAGAATGACCGCCTCTTGATCGCAGGAGTAACTACTGAGGCCCGAGTAACTTACTCCAATACTGGTAACTTCACTGAATGGGAAGGCGCTGGTGGAGGGTACTTTACAGTCCGAAAGCAAGACGGCGGATACCTTCAGAAATTGGCTCACTTTAACGATCAAGTGTACATTTTTAAGACTAGAGGGATTTGGTCATTATCTTTTAGCGCTAATCCTGGTACAGGTAGTCTGCGTTTAGTTTCTCCTACTATCGGTACTCAAAATCCTTTCTGTGTTGTTTCTCATCCTGAGTTCTTGATGTTTTTGTTCTCAGGTCAGATTATGATGTTAAACAATAACTCGATTGAAGTAGTTTCTACTAAAATTGCGGATTCTTTGGGCGGTCTAAGTGCAGGTACTTCTTTGGTGACTGGTAGGGCGGACACCAAAAGTGATCCCGCAGTACCCTACGATGTAGATAACTACGGACATTTTATTGACTCTGTGCGCATTCTTTTTAAGGTTGATGAGAAGTTTTGGGTATACAATCAAAAGGTAGATGCGTGGAGTCGATACGATTTTGGTATTACAAATGTTCCCGGGCATGGTATGTTAGTACCTAATTTCGCAGACAGTAGTCTTTTTATTCTTGTCTGCGGAGGACTTGCTCTAAGTGATTTTAATACTTATACATATATCGGTAGGGATGCTACTTCTTCCCTATACCCAGACTTAATTCCTTTTGACACTTATGTTACTACTAAGAGTCTTGAGTTCGGTGCTAAGACAAGGTTTAAGCGTTTATTCTGGTGGAGTGTAGATATAAGGGCTAAGGGAGCAATTATTGGTTCTATTGCTCCGATTACAGTCAAGCAGCCTGCAACTTGGGCACAGTTGGCCTCTGTTAAATGGGTTGATATGCAGACTTGGGCTAATCCTTTAGGTGCCTTACAGGGTCGTTATGACGATGCTTATACTTCTAATTACGACCAGCGATCTGTAATCAAGTTTCCCCGAGCAAGTCGTTTGCGGCGAATGTACTTCCAAGTATTCGCTGCTAGGGGAGAAACCCCGATTAAGTTGTACACAATTTCGGCTACCGTTAAGGCATCCGAGACCGTTGCTGCGAAGGAGTCCTAATGTTTAATCCGTATGCAGCGGGTAATAAAATCTACGGAGGGGGTCGCCCGCACCCAACGCAAGGCCCCGTAGATCCGATGGGTTATGCAGAACGGGACGCTGGTGCTTCTAAACGTCCTCCGGCACAAAACGCGGCGCAACGTAAGTTGCAGGCCATGAAGCAAAAGAACTACTTCAGCGCTGATTACATGAGGGAGGGGATTTAAATGGCATGGAAGCCTACAGACTCCATCTATAAGATGGCTATGAGTTCATTTCGCCGTCAGCGTGGCCAAGCATCAACTACAGCGTCAGGTGCTAAGAATCAAAATCAGTTAGACTATGCACAGCAACTTCGTCCATTTTCCGTGGAGAATTTAACTCAAGGTAAGCGAGAGGTTTACGGTGACGCGGCTGGTCGTGGAATGTTAGACTCCTCAGCCACAGGTGCATCCGTTACTGACTTCTTAGAAGAGTGGAACAACCAGAAGGACACTCTTAAGCGGACTCGTGACAAGTCGAATTGGAACATCGGTACTACTCTTGACTTGACAAAGCAACAGATTGGCGATCAAGAAAAGCAGGCTTACTCAGACTTACTTCGTCGTCGCGCTGCTAGTAGAGGATTACCGTCATGAGTTGGATTGCGAACTTAGTAGATAGTCTCACAGGTGGAAGCAGGCCTGTTAAGAATCAAGGTGATTATCAAGCCGGTCGTTTAACACCTAAAGATCCTTACAAGCCTGCTCTCGACTTTCCTAATGCCGGTCGTGGCGTAGGGGACAATATGCCTGCTGCTGGCTCTTTGTTGCCACAGGTTCAAGAAGAAGATCCCAACAAAGAAATCCTGTCTAACATTATGGGAATGATTCTGGGTGCTGGTAATGGTAGTAGTCTTTCCGCTAGTTCTGCTGCTGGCGCTTACAATCCTCTGATTAGTGCCTTAGAGGGCGAGAAGTCTAATGCTATCAAGCGTAACAAGCAGAATCGTCGAGAGAACGCCAAGGATTTTAAGAGCATTGAGAACATGTACCGACTTGAGCGACGCAATGCAGTAAAGAATAACGTCTTAGCAAAAGAGAAGTTGAACAAGGAAATTGCTGCTAATAAGACGGCTACTCGTCAAGAATACACTAAGCAGGCAGCAGAGCATACTGCGGAAATGGCTGGTCAAGGTATTGGTACTTCTGCACAAGCAATGGCTCGTCA